ACTGTCCAAAATGCACCTTCTGAATAAATGTAAACACTTGAGTATGCTGGATTTTCTATAAGCACAACATCACCTGCTGTCCATTTTGGTTTTTTAGCAGTAATTTTTTTATACTTACGAAAGTGTAGCCACTGTGCGGCTGTTAGTTTTAGGGTTTTGTTTAGGAATACTATAGCACCTCTTCTGTTGCTGTATTGATGTTTAACTTTTTCAATATCCTGTGAACCATACATTTTATCATGTATGTCAATAAAGAAAGTATTGCAGTCATGTACACCCCATTCAAACTCTTTTCCTGCTTGTTTTTTTATAATATCTCTTAGTTTTAGACTGTCCTGAATGTTCATTGGTTGCTCCTTATGGTTTCCACGATATATCTTTTACAACATCACTTGCGTATTCAAATGCTACATCTCCTGTGTACAGTTGTTGTTGCCTGTTATTATTAGTTATCAAGCCATTTGTACGCTCATAATCGACCCAGTGACTTGAACATGTACAAGCAACAGTTGTTGTATTTCCTGGATCATCTTCAATAACTGGCGCATCAACTCTGCCTTTAAACATTAGGAAACTATCTATGTGTGTGTCTAGATCAAAGAAAGTTCTAAATATTTTTACTTCTTTGTCCACATAATCATGTTGTAGTACCTGTTGTAGGAAACTTTCACCAGTTTCAAACGCTGGGATACCTGACATTGTGATAGTTACTTCACTTGTTGTGAACAGTCTGTTTTCTTCCAATTGACTAAAGCCCAGGAACTGTCCCACACTTATAAATTCATTACCGTCAATAGTAATGTTCATTGGTGCATTGGTAACACGGATGCCACCATCAATATCTAAATATAGACTTTCATATGCTTGTATAACTTTCTTTTGTACTGCCGCTGTTAGGGCTGCGTTTAATCTTGCCATGTTTTATTTCCACTCATCAAAGTCGAATGTAACAGTTAGTCTATACAAACTATCTGTTCCGATGGTATATTCTAAATCATCTTCTGCTAGTGTTACCACTGCGTGTGCTGGATTTTTGTAAAGTCGGTCGTTGGCGTAGGCATTTTGTGTTAAACCATTTGGAATACGGATCTTTGCTTCACCATATATGTTTGAGTCTACAGCATCATTTACTACTTGGTATATATATCCGTTACCATTGGTGTTGAATATAACGGCTTCACCTCTCAAAAATACATTGGGTTTGTTTGCTTCAAAACCTTCAAACAACAGTACTTTACTTCCTGCTGATGCTGGATTTCGAAGACGCACACTATTGTCATAGTAATCACTATCGCTTCTATTGAATAAAATTGCATCAGGTCCTGCTCCAGTATCTGGATATCTAAAGTTAAAGAAGAAAGGTACTGCTTGTCCGCGAGCCGCTTGTGCTATTACTTCAAACTCTCTGAATTGAGCATATGTCATTGGTGGATAACTTGCTTCCAGTTGTGTACGAATAACACCACTTGAACGCACATATTTGGTTCCGTTCTGACTGCGTGATACACTTGATGGTACTGAGTTTACGATCTTTACTCCATTTGGTCTCACATGATCTGGCCATCTTTTGGCTTGTGTGAAAGCCAAACTATCCCATTCATCATCTGTATCAAACACATCCGGTGCATAAGGTGTTGGCGGAACATATGTATCTGGTTTTGCTGTTATCTCATGTAGTCTCACTGGATTTGTATGTGTGTTTGTGGGAAATGTTCCTTCGTTTGTGATTGTTAGTCCTGTTAGATAACCACTTGCATCAAGATTCACAGTTGCTATGGGTAGTGAATCCATTTCATTAGTTGCGGCAGTATTCGATCCTTCTCTCCACCTATTTGCAAAATCAATATTTGCACCCGGTGTTGTTACATTTGAACTGTTCTGAAATGTAAAGTTCTGATAACCCGGAAGGTATATTCTACAAAACTCTGGATGTGAATTTAAGCCTTCAATCCAGGATGCTGCACCATTTGCCCAACTGTTAACTACGCCTGTTTGTAGATCAGTTGAAACAAAGTTACCACCATCTTGATTACTGTTTAGGAAACTTACGATTTCAACAGTAACTTCAATACTGCCACCACCGCTCTGTGTAAATTGTAAATGTCCACCCTGGATAGGATTGATGCCACCTGTATCTTCATATATGTCTAATGTTTCTGAACCCGGAGTAAGTTGATTATAGAAATAACCAAAATATGATTCTGTTGTGGTTGTTGTTGGAATTGCTTGTCCCGGAAAACTAATACTTGCTCCGCCACTTGCTACTGCCTTAACACGACACCATCCAAAATATCCACTATCCATTAATTGTCCAGCCAACTCACCTCTTAGAGTTGCAAATCCACCACTACTGATGTTTAGTCCTGATAGTGTGTGGGTTCCATTTGTAGTGGTAGTAACTACTTTAGTTTTTGAGAAGTTTGTCTCTCCTGACAGTACTGCACCTGTTGTTCTCTCAACATTTGTAAACAAACTATATCTGTTGTCTGCTATCTTTGTTAGATAATATTTTGTACCTTCACCGCCTGCTATGCTATATCCGTTTGTAAAGCCTTCTGCTAGTGTTAGTGTATCACCTGAAACAAATTCACGAATTCCTCCAGGATTATCAAAACAAAGTAGTGTTTCATTGTTGCCTTCAGTATACTTAATTGCGTAAATCTGGTCTAGATTAGTTACGACACCGTCAATCTCTTTGGGTGATCCTAATCCTGCTTCCCATAATTCATAATGTGTAGCATCTATTCTTTTTACAACACCCAGTGGTGCTGATCCAGGCCAATATGTAGTACCGGATTCAACATTTAATCTGCTGTATAATTTCTTTCCAGCATCTTTTAAATATTTGAAATAGATACTGTCACCATCTGCAAGTGTTGGTGAAGTGGGCTCAATGTTTGTTGTTACTTCAACCACACCCTTTTTAGTTGTTGAATCTATCTTTACTTCTATATTTGTAATTTTTGGATATGTTTCCAATGGCACAGGTTGCCATTCAACCATCGGATGTTTTGCAATTTGCCAGAAGGTTAGGTTTGTGTCATCACCGTGACTGTTAGTATAACTTATATAAGCCGCAATTTTTTCACTTAGTTTTTGATTTGTCCAGCCAAGTGTTGCTGGTGAAACTGCTGGTACAGGCCAGGTTGCATATGAACCACTGCGTAGTGTCTCAACTCTTTGATCAACGCCAAAACTAGCGTCTCCACTCCAGTTTGCTGTGTCTGTTACATAACCACTAGCCGGATTGTTTGGCCAGTTCCAAATGTCTTTTAGTGTTGCCATCTTTTATCTCCCTAACTTGTGATTCCCTGGCGTCCACGCTGGTTATAACCTTGTGACACCATTCCGATGATATTCTTTTTGTTCTCTAATAAGAACTCTACGCCTGTCTGTGTATCAATTGCGTTGATGTTGAAGTTTACAACAGCACCGCCACCGCCACTATTTAGTTCGCTGTTTGATACAATTTGGCCTGCTGTGTTTGGCATAAACATTTCAGGACCCTGCTCACCAACCATATATGGTCGATCCTTAGCAACTGGACCACCAACTGCCTTGCCAGGTGCACCGAATAAGAAGGATGCCGCTGTTGCTAGGAAGTTACTTGATCCACCACCGCCACCTGACGGTGTAAGCAATTGTGTTAGTGCTTGTTGTATTTGACTTTGTAGTATTTGTTGTAGAATGTTTTCCAACATATTATTGAAACTGTTTTCCAGAGTCTTGAATAAGTTTTCACCCTTAACAATTGCTGTTGAAAGTTCTTTAGGTAAACTACCCACTGCTTTCTTAAAGCCTTCATCAATTATCTGTGCAGAAGTTAGGGCTGACTCTTTATACAACTCATTAGCCTTCATTGCTTCCATAATTTTGTTTGTTAAGAACTCCTGACTAACACCAGCCTTCTCACTAATAATAGCAACATTGTCAAGTGCTGTGTTAAGTTCTCTTAGTTCCTTTGCCTCGTCCTGATATGTTTTAATCATATCAGCACCCTTAACACCAACTTCTGCAAGTAGAGCCGCTTCTTGTTTACGCTTTTCAATTGTTTCTTCTAGTGCAGTTTTGTTTTGTAGTAGGCCTTCTTTCTGAGCAACAGTTAATCTAGTATTTTCTGCTAGTGTTGTGTTTACTGCCGCAAGGGCAGCATCATATTCAGCATTGGTATTGGCAGTCTGTACTACCTCTGATCTAAGACTAGCATATGATAAAATCTGTCTGTCAACTGCTTCTGATTCTGCTTTACGCTTTGCAATTTGTTTTTCTAGTGATGCAAGAATCTCTTTAGCAGTTTCTTCCTGCTGTTTGCGTTCTTTCTCTTTTGCTTTATTAGTGGCTCTAATTGTTTTTAATAAATCTTCTGCAAGTTTCTTTTTACGCTTTTCTTCATCAGCCGCTGCCTTATCAGCAGTTGCTTTGGCGGCATTTGCCAACTCTTTTTCTATTTCTTTAATTTTTGCAAGTTGTACAGTTATAGCATCATTAAGATCTCTTGTTGTGGTTGCCCATTCTAAATTATTTGGAATAACACCATCTTTTATAAGAGTTCTTAGTGACGCGGCAGAATTTTGTAAATCCTTAAGTCTCATTTCTGCTTGTTGAAGAGGTGATGCTAATTCAAAATCTGCATTTGTACCTCTAACAGATTTAGCAAGTTTAATGGCATCTGCATTGGCGGCCAGTGCAATTTTATTATCATCAAGTATTCTGGAGGCCAGTTTATCAGCCTTGGCTTTTCTTTCAGTGGCCGCGGCGGCTTCATTTGTTTTCTTAATATGAGCATCCATTGCCTTGTTAACTTCGTGTTGTTCCATACGAAGTTTTTTAAGTTCTTCTTTAGCATTTTTAGTTGTATTGAAGTAATGTTGGAAAGCACCACTATTTTCTTCAGTGACTTTCTCAAGGATTTTCATCCTTTCGCGTATTTCAATTAATCGAATCGCCATTGCTTTTAGAGGATCTTGTGCATCTTCTTGTCTTTGGCTAAAATTGTTTAATTTGCGTGTAACATTATCTAGGGCTTGAGCGTAAATGTCTGTAATACCAGATGCTTTACCAATATTAACTAGGGCACGATCAAATGCATCACCGAAAGCAGTTTCAGTCTGCTCTAGTGTTTTATTCATTTTGCTAAATGCTTCTTCCAGTGCCGTAGAGCTTTTAAGCATGTTGAACATAACTTCAGCAGTTAGTTCACCGGCTTGTGACATCTTACGAAGTTCACCAACTGATATGCCAGTCTCTTTGGCCATAAGAGCAAGTGTTGGACCAAGTCCTTCAACTAAACTATTGAATTCATCACCACGAACAGTACCTGAAGCCATTGCTTGACCAAACTGTCTAATAACTGAACTTGCTGTTTGTCCATCTGCACCTGCAACTTGTAGTGCTTTGGATAAGTTGCCTGTTACTTTGACAACATCTTCAGTACTTGCACCTAGATCAGCCGTTGAAATTGTTAGTTTTGTAAATAATTCTGCTGTTGCACCAAAACTTGTTCTAGTGCTTGCGGCTAGTTTTCTTAGTTCGTTAGTTTTCTTGTTTAGATCAGCAGTACCATTTGTAATAAGTCTTAAACCGTTTTGTACTGATTCAAACTCTTTTGTGGAGTTAATTATGCTTCGCATACCCAGGCCAGCGGCTGTAGCCGCGATACCAATAGCAACTAGTGGTCCTGGAATCTTTGCTATGGCACCTGCTAGAATACCAGCACCAGCGGCACTTTTAGCACCAGTAACAGACTGTATATTAGTTCTGCTGGCCGCTCTGTTTACATTTTTTAGGTTTCTTTCAATGCGAGAAAGCGGTCCACTTGTTTGATCGACCGCTTTTACTATGAGTTCGTATGTTGATGCCATTTATCTTCTCCCCCTGGATGCGTTTTGCGCCTTCTTATTCTGTTTGGCTACATATTCATAATATTTAGCCCAACCCCTGAATTCGAAGGGTGTCATCTGTAATATTTCCTGTACCGTCTTCCCTAAATCTGTTGCTAACTTGTATAGAAACATAACCTCTGGAAGATTAGTTAGTTTCCCAAAGTTTCTGTCTCCAGTTCCTGATCTTCATCAGTTGTCATCTGGTTAATAATCTTTAGGATAACAGCAGGGTCCACTGCTCGCATCATGCGAAGTTTATCTGCTGGTTCAAATAATTTTGTGCCTTCAGAATCTTTTGCTTTCTGAATTAGAGTCATTACCAATGCCTCTGTTGACTTGTTGTCTCTCTGTAGTTCAATAACCACTGCTTCTTCGGCAAGTGTTGAACTAGGATGCCAATATACATCTAGATCCCATTCTGGAACTTGGATAGGTCCTTTAAGTTCTGATGATAGAATTTCTTTAAAGTGTGCTGTAGCACGATCAATTGCTTTTGTCATATCTTTCTTTTTCTCCGTATGTTTTTATCTATTGCTGGTTGTACCATACCGTTAGGTGCTTGTCTACTTGAGCCTTTATCCAATGGAACAATGTATTCAACATTGTTGTGTATAAGTGCTCCTTGATAACCTAACTTGTATCTAGGGGTGTACCGCCAACCTCTTTGGGCTCTACCAGTTCTTACCGGTGTTGTGTCCCGTATGTCTCTATTTATATCTTCAAATAATTGATCCATGGCACGCCCTAGACTCCGCTTTATATCTCTAAAGATAGTTTTTGGATTACTAGAGCGTGCCATGTATTTTATTAAGTGTCCACGCCGTATGCGAGAGCACCAGTTCCTTCAAATGCTACTGAGTATTCAACAGCACCATCGAAAGCAGCACTTCTGCTTACAGATGAAACAATTCCACTACCTGCGTAGTAGAGTGCACCTGTTGATTCGCCTTCTGGATAGAATTCGAAATACAGAGTTTGACCACTGCGTACGATTGGCGGTGTGCCATCTGAGTGGTTTAGTGATGGGTCAGTTTTGTCCCAAAATCCATCAAAACTACCACTAAATGCAGTAAATGTTGGTAGGATTTCTCTGGCATTACCTGTACTTGACATACTTGTAATATCCAGAGTTTCTGATGTTTCTTCGATTGAGAAGTTAGTTACATTAAGGATAATATTTGATCCAATTTTTACTACTCCATCGATTCCTTTTTGTTCAGCCATGTTATTCTCCTAGGATGTCTGATTAACAAACGCTCATGCGTCTATGGTGTTCCTTTTGTGTAGAAATATTTAATAGTAAACAATGCAACCGCTTGTCCATAAGGAGCCGCTTCATTCAGTTCACGAATTGTGACTTCTGTAAGTTGACAGTCAAAGGCATGTCCGCCTCTTGTAACATCTATATCCAACTTTTGTTCTATGGCTTCAATAGCGTTATTTCTTTGTTGATCACGGTTGTTACCGTGTACAACAATATTAAGCAGGATTTCCAATTCACTTTCCTTGCGAACTTCTGTTCCGAAACTGGAATTATCTCTAGTTTCATTTGCAGTTTCAACAAGTACATGTGGAAAACTTGCTACGGACAATTCTAATATGTCTTTTGGTTCCCTAGACACCAATTTAATTGATGCTATACTTTGGATTTGCGTAACAATGTTTTGTACTATAAGTTCTCTTTTACTGGCCATTATCTGTACAGCCTATCTTGACTAGCCTCAAAATAATCGCTGTCATTGATTGTACCATCATCTTCTGCGTCATACTTGATACCGATGGCAAACTCTGCCCCGATCTCTTCTGCATAACGACTCTTGTAGAAAGTGATTTGTAATTGAAAACTATCTCCTTCACGAAAAGGAGAAAGACGAGGCATTATGTAATCCGTTAACGCTTTGAACATAGTTGCTCTTTTCCATTGTGCGGCTACTAGGAGGGTTGTGTTAAAGCGTGTGTTTCCACTTCCATAACCAAATCCTCTTTTGTTCCATTCAATTTCAATGTCACGGTTTACATCAGCAGTTGCTTCTGTAAGTTCGTCAGTAAAGTCACTTTCGCCGTGATCAAAGATCGCAGGCACTAGTGCCAGTAGATCTGCGTTTGTGGCATAATTGCTCATAGTCT